TGTAGAGCTAACAGCGTTTGTGAGTTTTGTAATGCCTTCAAATACTTTATCTTTTGCTTCTTTACCAAAGCTAAGATTTTTGACTATTAAGTCCGACATAATTTAATTGAATTTAATTTAATTTATACTTAAAACTTTAATGTTTGGTTTATAGTATATTATTACTTGTTTTTTTTATTTTTTAATTATTATTTATATTAGTAAAAGCAATCTTCAAGTTTTCTATTATGGTGCGACAGGCTTTATGCCAGGGAAATCATCTGTTGTAGGCCAGTCCCTCAATTCTTGTCTATAGGTTAAAGTTGCTGATTGTTTTGGGTGATCCGTTAAGGGAACAATATAATCCGATAATTTCAATTCATCATCTCTCCATTCCCTTGCTTCTGATTCAAGTTCTTCAGTTGTTTTTACCGGATGACTCCAGCCATTTTCTTCATTCCATAAATCACCTTCGCCAAAACCTTCTGATTCTTCTGCCCAAACGCCACTAAAACCATTAATATCTAATTGTGCGCCTTCTGCGATTCCGTTAACTATTCTGTAATATAACATAATTTTTTTTTTAGTAAAATAATAATATTGCTCCGTCTGAAGCTACGGCACCGCTATACTTTGCTACTGCTGTACCGAAACCGTGTCTTGGATCGGCTTGTCCCATAGTACCAGCATACGCGTGTCCTACTGAACCCACACCGTATCCGTTAATTCCCTGCCCTAAGGTTAGGGTAGTACTACTACCGCTCCGATACCCTGCGTGATTAAATCCATTAGAAGTTGTTATGGTTAGTCCGCCACTTATTGTTGATGCAACATTATTACCAACACCCGGAGTTAATATCAAGTTTGTTGATGCGGTAGTAATTATCTCGGTTCCTTGAATGATACGACCTCCATAAGCTCCTATACCACTTGAGGTGCTAATGGATCCCCCTCCAACCATAAAATATCCTAGTGAAGCCCCATCTTCTAAACCTAAATCAGTCGCAGGGTTTACTGTGATATAATTTGTATTAGTAATTGTAACTGCTGCCCCGTATGACATTGCTGCGGTAAGTGCCGGAGTAAAACTAATACTAAAATTAAAACCGGATGAATTTGATGTGATTGTGTGTGTTGTTCCGTTATGTACAAATGTACCCCCAACGGCTTGATTTGTTGCAGGATTAAAACTTGTAAGATGCGTAGGGTAAGTCCCTTGAACCGATGAAATAGTGGTGGATCCTGCAGGTGTATTATTATAATCAAGTCCATAAAAAACATCTACCCACGTTTTGTGAGTTGCATCGTCTTTTGATCGAAACGTTGAGTACTTGTTTTGTTTAGTAAAACCACCGCCACCGCCGCCGCCGCCACTTGATAATTCTGTCCCGCCTAAATAAATTCCCATTTTTTATATTTTAAGTTGTTATATATATTGTGCTTGATGAATACGACCCTAATGCATCATATTCTGCTTGAGTAAGTGTAATAGTTTTCATAACACTATCGTTTACTTTTGTAGAAGTTACAGAATTGTCAGCTATATTATTCGTATGCACTCCTCCAATTGCTATTAATTCATTTGTTACTTGTGTTAATGCCATTTTTTATGTATTATTTGTTATTATATTAGTAAAGGCGATCTTCAAATCTTCCATTAGTATTGCTGAGATAGTTGTGTTATTTCATCTGTCGTCAACATTCTTGTGAATGTTCTTAAATTAGAAACTGTGCCTTGTTCTGGCCAATAAGGAGTATTTGTAAGCCAATGCCTAAATAAATTTCTGCTGCTACCTTTATTTGAATATGACATTGAGGAAGTTTGACCTGTTAAATTTCCATTAGTATAAACATAAAGTCTTGATGAATTACCTTGAACAACAACGTGGTGATAAACTCGACTTGTCCAAATATAATCGGAACAAGCATAAAGACTTCGATCCCACCCAACACAAACTCTTTGATAATCAAATCCAATTATTAAATTTAATGGCGCATAAGCAATAAACCATTGATTACTTGCAGTTGTACTTCCAAAAACATTACAAGCGTTTGGGTTGTACCAAAAAGAAAAAGACCATCCACTACTTGATAAAGAATTTGGAATAAAACTTGTTGAGTAAGTATCTTTGTTTGTATGCGCTGAAATTGCACTTCCACTTCCGTCCGGGTTGTTTCTTGTGTAACAAGGTGTTCCAGTCCAACCTATGTTTGTGTTTCTTTGTGTATCATAAAGGCTTCCGTCAAATTTTAAATAACTTAATTGACTTCCATCACCCCAAGGGTTAATATCAGGAAGACCAGTTGATGCGGTAGATTCGACAAGTCCTGCGATTAAATTGAATTTTTTATTATTCATTTTATTTTATTAAAATTGATATTCTGCAATTTGTTTTTTTGTTGTCAAAGAATTTATTGAACTTTCGTGATTTGAACATTCGGTTCTTAAACTTGCCCTTGCATCAATTACACTTTGTTCGGTTGTATTACCAAGTTCCAAATCCCTTGTAATTACCCAATCAGTTTCTTCTAATTTTGAACGATAATTTCTTTTAAGATTTGTAATTTTTTCTTCTTTTAATTCCGCAAGTGATTCCGTCCAAGTTATATTTTCAATTGAATATGTAAACACTTCATTTTCTGAATCAAATTCAATGCTTCCAAGTTCTTGACTATATTCATTAAAATCGGGTTCAATAACATCATAAAAACCATAAGATTCCAAATCTGAATCAGAAAGTAAATTGAATCCACCAAGAACATTTCCCCAAGATTTTGGAATTCTTGCGTATGTTTTTATTGTTCCGTTTATTTGTACCGCTTTCATTTTTTTATTTTTTTAGGGTGTTGTATCTATTGCGTAAGGTGCAATCGCATAAGTCAAAATCGCATCTGAATCATTATCGTCAATGCAAAGTATTTGAATCATGTTTGTTTCCGCAGTATCTAATTCAGTAGCACCAACTCGATTAATTGCCGAAGTAGTAAAATCATCTGATAATGTAATTACCGCGCTCGTTAAAGTTCCACTCAAAAGAATATCAATTGATTGACCTTTCTTAAAATTTTGAATATCTAATGTAACCGTTGTAAGTGAACCTGTTAGTTCAAAAATTGAATATAAAGAAGCATCTAAATTAATTGTTCCGCTTGTTGTAGCAATATCTTGTTTTGCAGTAAAACGAGGTGAAAGTTTTTCATATGTTACAGAATCGTCGGCTATATTACTCGTACGCACACCCCCTGTTGCTATTACACCCGTACTTGTTTTAGTTAATGCCATAATTAAGGTTTTACAGGTTTAGTTTCTGGAAACGCATCTGTTGATGGCCAGTCTCTTAATTCTTGTCTATATACTAGTATTGCATCACGATTAGGATAATCTGGTGTTTGTGCTACATTATCTGTAGAACTAAGTTCACCATCTCTCCAAGCTTTTGCTTCAGCTTCTATTTCTTCTTGGCTTTTTACAGGTGCAGCAAAACTTGTTCCGTCATAAGACCAACCAATTCCACATTCAATAGATGTAACATCAACTGTTGTGTCAGCTAGTGTGTCTCCAAACTCTGTTGTTGCTATAATTATATTATCTACAACACCGTTTTTTATTATTGCTATTTTATTTTCCATAATATTTTATTCTTGCCACTTAATTAAACAATATCCTGAGCCAGCATTTTGATTCGTTGAACTGCCTTGACCTGAATTTGCTTTTCCAGCAGTGATACCTTTGTCTTCATTTTCTCCACCGCCTGTACCATAGCCTAAAACGCCACTCCCTGCACTTCCATCAGCAGTTGCTGAAAATCCCGCACCCATTTTGAGGGATTGTACGTTGTTTGCTGCCCCACCAAGTGCCGTTACATCTGAACCACCAGCTGAACTACCTGAAAATTGTGAGGCTCCTCCGCTATTTCCATTATTTGCTCCTCCTGCTCCAATAGTAACCGTTACCGCTGAAGTAGATGTTAAATACATTCTTGAAAAAATTGTTTCACCTCCAGAACCACCCCTTGATGTAACGCTTGACCGGCCCCCTCCACCTACGATAAATATATCTATATAACCTCCAGCATCAATTAATGCTTGAGTAGGTGTAAATGTTCCTGAAGATGTAAACTCTTGAAATTTAGGGGTTCCACCACCACCACCACCGCCAGGCGCGGGGAAAAAATCTGAAAAATTACTCATAATTTATTTTTATTAATTTATTTTATTGTGGGCCTATAATTACCCAACCATTTGTTGCATCCGTATATACTAGTTCAAAACTTGCTACTGCATTATCTAATGTTAAATCAGCAGCTGTAGCCATAATATTATTACCATTTCTTGCAACGATACATGTAGCAACACCAGATAAATTACTTATTTTAATTGAATCGCCTGCATCAGGAGTTGATGGAAGCGTTAACGTTAAATCAGCTTTTAATACATATAAAGTATTTTTAGATGCATTTGTTGATGTAGATATTACACTTGTATTATAATTTACAGGTGCTGTATTTACTAAAGAGGCTGAAGATATAATAACAACTTCAATTGTATCTCCAGTAACAGGCGCTTCTGTAAATGTTAATGTTGTTCCTGAAACTGCATAAGTAGATTTTTCTTGATACACACCACTTACATAAACACTAGTAAAATCTTCGTTTGGTGGAGCTGTGCTTAAATTGTAAGTTAAAGAGCCTGTGCTTACAAAGTCATCAGTAGTTAATGTATTTGTCCCTGGTAATAAATTAGAAACAATAATAGACATTACTTCTATAGACACGTTTAATGGTGGTGCTGTTGTAAAATCTAAACTAGTACCTGTTACACTATATGTTTCTTTTTCTTGATAAATACCATTAACATATACATCTGTAAATAAATTAGATGCTGGCGCATTTGTTAATATAAACTGTGTCTGGGAACCTGTACCCGTAAAATCATCTTTAACAATAGTACCACCACCAGATGCTGAAGTTTCAATAGTTACATTATTACTACCGTTATCAGTTAAAATAACCCCAGACCCAGCGACTAAAGTTACTGTATCTGTTGTACCTGTTGAAGGAACTAAATTTAAATTTACATTATCACCGCTTTGTGTACTAGAATAATCGTATGTTGTACCCGCAACTGTCACCCATTGATTATCACCTCTTAAAAACGTAGTATTACTAGCTGTACCTGTTGCGGATAAATCAGCTGTTAATGTTGCGGCACCTGTTTGTGTAGTGTTAGGAGATAAGTTAATAAACGTTCCATCGGTCGCTGTAAGTGAAGTAACACCTCCTGGAGATCCATCAGCGGCAGCAGTAATTCTACCTTGCTGGTCAACTGTTATATTAGCGTTTGTATATGCGCCTGGGGTTACAGCAGTGTCAGCTAAATCAATAGTTCCAGTTGTAGTTATAGTACCACCGTCTAATCCTGTGCCGGCAGTTATACTAGTAACAGCAGTTGTTAAATAAGTATTAGAATCAACGCTGCCATCCGCTTTTAAAAACTCAGTTGAAACTCCACCAGTTTTAATTATTGAACTACCCTGTATAGAGCCGGATGCTAGTATGTTTCCAGTAACGTCTAAGGCTTGTGTTGGAGTTAAATTGTTTAAACCAAAATAATTATTTGTTTCATCTATAAAAACAACGGTAGAAACAGTTGTATTACCATCCCCAACCCATATTTTACCTGTAGGTAAATTAGGTACATCATTGGTTCTAAGTATAGAAGAAACAACAAGAGACCCTGAATTGCCACCAGAAACCTTACCTACTTTAGCTATGTTTTGGATTAAATTGGCAGACCCTGTAGGCTTTGTTAAAGTTAAACCACCCCCAACTTTTACATATACAGTATCGTTTGATGTTGGAGTGGAGCCGTCAATAGGAGATGTGGTAAAATTAATCAACATACCACCTGTAATAGCAGCCCCTGTTGCTTGATTATTTAAATCTTGTGCCAATAAACCTACTGCCGGCATTTTTGCTGAATTACTAGCATCTGCCGCAGCAACTTCAACTCTATTTATTGCATTTGTACTTGGCTTTATATATACAGGAGTACCTTTAGTTAATATTCCACCAGATGTATTTTTTACCTGTATTTCAACTGTTTCCGCCGCTCCCGCTGGTAAAGCGCTGGGATCTATCCATGAAACGCCCGTTGCATTTGATGATAGTATCTGACCAGCTGTCCCTGGTAAACCAGCACCGTCTTGTAAAGCATCGTCTATTCTAATGCCATATTTGGCATATATTTGACTTAAAAAATTTTGGGCCATGTTTTATGTTTTATTAATTAGCTTTTGTTATTAATACCCTAATTGGATTGGTGGGTGTTATTCCAAAATTAACTGTTACTTGTGTTGTTGATGTTCTTACTACATCTGCATATATTGTTTCAAATGTTACACTATCATATAATTGTACAATAACATCTCTAGTATTTAAACCGTGTGTTATAGATGAGGATGTTGATATTGTTGAATTAAAAGAAGAAGAATTTGCTGTTACAAAACCATTAGTTACTGTAAAGTTTTCTTCATTAAATCCTGCTAAACCACGAGTTGCTGTAACGGTTGTGCCTGCCGTAGCTAAATCAATATTGCTTTGTACTGTTGTCCAATCCGCTAAGGATGATGGGTTATCAATATTAGATATTATTACATCACCTACTCTTAACGTTTCTCCATAAAAAGTTCCTTCAACAGTAACGGTATACATCCAACCTTTTAATATACTGTTTGGTGATGTAGTAAGATCCGGTGTATTTGTTGTTGCATCATAACCTCCTTGATAAACAACTCCTCCAGAAGCATTATTATCAATATATGTTTTAATAGCAAGCTGTGAGGCAAGTAATGTATCTGACGCACTACCACCGCCTAATGTTACATCATTATCAACAGAATCAAAAGTAGATATATCTGTTGTTTGTCTTTTTAAATAATCTGCCACAGGGCTCCAATCTAAACCATCTTGTGCATCTGTTGTAGCGCCTGTTGATATTAATACATCACCTGTATTACCAGATCCACCAGTTGAACCAACATACAACCTGTTATACATTCTTAATGTATGTATAAGCGAAGTAAAGCCACTACCCTGTGAGTTTGTCAATGCTCCAATATTTATATTTCCATTGGCTTTTATATCAATAGGAGCATCTTCTATAGCGTTACCGCTAGAATCCCACATAGTCAACTGCCCCGGTGTACCGGAGCCTTGAACATAGTTACTTAAATCTGGTGCATTTGGGGATGATATTGAAAAATTAGGATAAGATCCGCTTACATTAGTTCCTCCTGACCCAGATATTGTTACCACTTGGTCTGGAGCATCATTTGTTATTGTTACATCCGAAGTCCCCGAAACAGAAATGCCTGCACCTGCTGATACGCTTAATACTCCTTGCGCAGCAACATTCGACCAATACGTAGAATTTCCATTTGAAAATAACGCTTGCCCGGCTGTACCGGATAAACCGCTGCCATCATAAAATTTACCATCAACGTAAAATTCTACAGTAGCAATGTTAGCGGCTGCAACATATTCGTTTGGAAAATAATTTGGATATGGACCTCCTCCTGATGCATACTCTCGCATTTGAGAATCCCCTACTTCACTGGTGCTTATCCATTTTGTTATTTTACCAGTTGTACCTGTACCTGATACATTACCACTAATTGCTGAACTATCAATATTGAAATTTGGATATGTACCAGTTATAGATATACCTCCAGCACCTATTAAGGTAACAACTTGGTCAGGTGCCGTGTTATTAATTACAGGGTCATCCGCAGTACCAGTTACTGATATATCTGTTCCTGCTGTTACTGAGGTTACAGTTCCTCCACCACCGGGGACGGCCCAAACATTATCACCTCTTAAAAATTTTAATCCAGTAGGTGTTCCTGTTGCTGATAATTCAGCACTTATAGTTACCACACCGTTTGATGCAGCATTAGGAGCAAGATTTATATATGTGCTATCTACTGTGTTTACACTGATAACACCTGTATTTGTTATTGTAACATTACCAGTTGTTCCACTTAATGAAATTCCAGTACCTGCAACATTAGATAATACACCTGTATTTGTTATTGTTATGGTATCTCCGCCATCTAAAACAGACATACCCCCTCCACTGTTGAAATTAATTAATCCAGAAACAAAACCAGTATTGTCAGTTAAAACTATAGCGGAATTAGCCCCTAAAGCTTTACTTGTTAGAGTGTAACTATTTCCTTGAATCGAACCGGCTAAATCACTAACCTTAAATGACCTAGTGGGATTACCCCTTACAGGGCTCGGATCATCCGGATCATATGTTACTGTACCTATAATAAGGTCAGAGCCTTTAGGTATTGCTTGAGGGTAACTATATATTATTGCCATTGTTTATTATTTGTTTAAGTATTATGGGCAAGAAGTACATGCATTAAACGAGCTTCCGTTCCAATAGCGTACTTGATTACCGAATGTTTTATAATATCCAGAAGGTGCGTAGTTTGTTGTTCCACATTCTCCACTTATACTATGTATTGCTGTAGCCGAACAGAAACTGCTAGCATCTATAAAATAATTTGCTAGACCAGATGTTGGACAAGTTGAGCTGCTGTTGTAGTACAATTGTGTAGCATAACAAGCGGTTATTTGACCCGTTACTGTTGCAGGCACGGTAGTGTTTGCTGATACAGTTCCTGTAATTGGTAAAGGAGGTGAAAAAGTTGGTCCAGAAAGCCATGCATGCCCTGGTGATAGTGATATAGTCGGTGTAAAGCTATAAGAAAGAGGCGCTGGTCCAGTTACTGGAGAAGGGGTATTTATAGTAAACTGTTGAGGTCCCGTGATATTTGGAGTAACAACAATCGACGCCGTAACTTCATTTACCTGTGCTTGTACAATACCAGTTATTGTTGTCGTTACTTGAGCTGGTCCACCAGTTAGTGTTCCTTGCGCATTTGTTATAACTGGGTTTTGAGCCCAGACATAACCTGAGTTTAATGACACCGTTGTATTAAATGAATATGTATTAGGACAATCTCCCCCATCAGTAGCACCAGTTTGATCACCGCTTATTGTATATCCAGCAGAAGGTCCGGTTATTTGATTGTCTACATCTAATGTAGCAGTACATTGGGCAACCGCAGTAGCTTCAATATTACCTGTTATAGTAGTTGTAACAGTTTGACTTGCCGTAATAGAACCATTGGCATTTGTTACGCTAGGTCCTGAAGTAAATTCATATCCACTTTTTGCCGCTATGCCCGTGTTAAAACTATAAGATAAAGTTCCAGAGCCAGATTGTGTAGCACCAGTTTGATCTCCACTTAAAACAAATTGAGAAGTTTCGCCTGTTATGCCGCTAGTGTTAACATTTAAAGTAGCAACTACTGCATTAGATGGTATTGCTTCAACAGTTCCACTTAAGAACGTTGTTACTGTTTGACTACCTGATATTGTGCCTGCAGCATTGTTAACAGTTGGGCCAGAAACAAATTGATAACCTGAGTTAGGTGTTACTGTTGTACTAAATGAATATGTGTTCGGGCAAGTTCCTGAATCGGTAGCACCAGCTAAATCGCCTCCAATTGTATACCATGCTGAATTACCTGAAATACTGTTTGATATTGCAAGTGTTGCAGTACAAGTTCCTGCGGGTATGTCTGCTATTGTACCTGTCAATGTATTATTAACTGTTGCGTCAGCAGTAATTGATCCCGAAGGGTTTGTCGCACTAAATGCAGAAGAGAAGTATTTACCGGTTACTGGCTGTGCAGATACATTAAATGCATAAGGCGTTCCAGCAATACCGACTACGGTAGCTCCATCGCCAGGCCCTGATAAAGTATAATCTACCCCGGCAGTTCCACCTGTAATATTATTTATTAGATTTTGTGTTATTGTAAAATCTGGGTTGTCTGCAACAACTACATATAATGTATTAGGATCTTTTGATCCAATTGCAGCATACTCAACGTCAGTTAAACTTACAACTTGGTTCACAACACCTGTGGTCGTATACGTATCTGTATTATTTCTAACATCTCCATCATCACCTGCATCAATATAATCCTTAACTAACGCTAAAGATTCAACTGGTATGGTATTAAATGTAGTTGTTTTAACATCGCCCGAAGCAACGTCATGAAAAGGTATGTAATCAACAACATCTGG